AAATGATTGTTCCAGATTGCCAGAATTTGTAGATGATACTTGAATTTGCATATATTACGTTAGGAGACCCTGTTACGGTTGCATTTGCATACGTGTCTGGATAACGAATAACCGCGATACCAGAGCCACCTGCGCCACCCGCCCCACCCGCGCCTGCATCACCACCGCCACCACCGCCACCACCAGTGTTTGTAGTGCCTGCAGTACCAGAAATACTCTGGTTACCACCATTACCTCCGCCGCCGGTTGCAGGAGAGGTTCCTCCACCGTAACCACCGCGAGTTGTACCAATATAATGTCCGCCGCCACCGCCCCCACCAGCATATGATATATTTGCGCCTGTTATAGAATTATAAAGAGCAAATCCTCCATCTCCAGCAGCGCCTGATGGGGCAGTAGTCGAATTTCCGCCAATTCCACCTGCACCGCCACCGCCACCGCCCATCTGATGTTGCGATGCAACTTGTGTACCGCGACCACCGTTGTATCCTTGTATAGGAGGCCCTGAAGTTCCAGTACCACCCAGACTTCCTAATGCAGCACTTGTTGTGCCAGATCCGCCTCCGCCACCAGATCCCCCAGGCCCTCCTGCATTCTCTCCAATGGTGCCTAAGTTTCCATAACCACCTCCAATGGCAAATACATTTGATGCATAGGACGCTGCAGTTATTGAACTGTTTGATCCTCGATTGCCGATTACGGAGGAAGAAACACCTGCACCCCCGGCACCAATCGTTACTGTGTAAAGTGTGCCAATAGTGATAGGAAGAGCTGTATTAGTTAGATAACCGCCCGCCCCGCCACCACCACCGCCACTTGCACCACCGCCGGAGCCGCCACCTGCTACTAGTAAGTATTCCACTAAACTAAGAGGGGGAATTGGAAATGGATTGTTTAATGTTACTCCCCCAGTTGCAAATAATCCTGTTATTATCATATTATTTCCTAATTAAATGAGATTGTTCCAGATTGCCAGAATCTGTAGATGATATTTGCATTGGCATATATTACGTTTGGTGAACCTGTGGTTGTTGCAGTTGCGAATGTGTTGGGATAACGAATAACCGCAATACCAGAACCACCAGCAACCCCATTAATAAATGATGATGCACCCGGGGCGGTTCCTCCACCGCCTGCACCACCTCCAGTATTTACGGTACCTACAGTACCCAAACCTGGGGTACCTCCCAATGCTCCTGCGCCGCCGCCACCCAAACCACCTATGCCTGCAGTTCCTCTACCGTTCCATGTGCCGCCACCACCACCGCCAGCATAGGCAACATTTGAACCAGATATAGAATTGTATAAACCAGCGCCACCATCACCAAACCCTCCACCAACACCCCCTACAGGGTATGCATTACTACCTACACCCGCGGCACCACCGCCACCGCCACCGGCGTATGTGCCTCCTCCAGTCCCGCTTCCTCCAGCATTTCCTTGTCCGGCCACACCTGATCCGCCAGTGCCAGGGCCAGTGAAACTGCCACCGCCACCAGAACCACCTGGATTACCAGCATTGCCTGTACTAGGGTTACTTGAACCACCACCTCCACCGCCGCCAATGGCAATTACATTTGATGCATAGGATGCTGCAGTTATCGAAGTATTTGCGCCATTTACACCATTAACTATCGGCGCCGAGCCGCCGGTTCCGCCTGCACCACCTGCACCAACTGTTATTGTATACAACGTGCCGGGGGTAACTGCCAATGCACTATTGGCCCTAAATCCGCCTGCACCTCCTCCGCCAGTACCACCATCATTGCTAAACGTAGCGCCCGAACCACCGCCCCCCGCAACAACTAAATATTCTACTGAACTAAGTAGGACAGGTGGAGGAGGTTCAGATGCATATGACGCGCCGCCTACTAATGCCATTCCGCCTGTGATTGTAATTGACATATTATGTTCCTAACTAAATGTGATTGTTCCTGAGCTATAGAAGTTATATACAACATATCCGCCTGAAGATGTTACAACTACATTAGAACCTGTGGTATTTGCAGCAGAATATGCAGAAGGATGACGCAAAACAACTAATCCAGACCCGCCGGTTGCTCCCACCCCTCCATACGAACTAGCCCAACCGCCACCGCCACCGCCACCACCAGTATTAGTATTACCATCTATGCCGGCATTATTACTGAAATTACCAGCGCCACCGCCGCCTGTGCCACCTGTACCTTGTGTACCTGGTCCATTTCTAGTTCCGCCTCCGCCGCCGCCTGCGTAATTTAATCCAGTTATACTAGATGATGTGCCAGCTCCACCATTACCAGCAACACCCGGTGTTATCCCATTTGCATTTACACCTGCAGAAGCAGAGCCACCGCCACCGCCGGCCAAATACGCGGGTGAAGTAGTGCCTGTGCCGCCTGCGTATCCTTCTACCGGACTATAACTGCCTTCATTTCCTGTGCCCCCCAATGGGTGTCCTCCAGAACCACCTCCGCCGGATCCGCCATTTTGTCCCGGAAGCGTACCTGGCCCTTGATCTGCGCCGACCCCGCCACCTCCGCCAGTAGTGGAAATACTAACTGCACCACCTATTAATGATGAATTGGCACCTTTGCCACCCTGTTGAAGGGCAACGGCGGCGGCTTGACCCGCAGCACCGCCGCCACCAACAGTAATGCTATATGGAGTGCCTGGGGCAATAGTTACGGTAGATTGTCTTAATCCTCCAGCGCCACCGCCACCGCCGCTATTACCTGCACCTCCACCCCCACCTGCAACTATTAGATAATCTATTGAACTAAGTGGTGGAAGCGGAGGTGGTGGCACAAATACGGATACCCCGTTTGATATTGCCACTCCGCCTGTAAATGTAACTGGCATGTTATTTTCCTATCTTTATATGCGTTCTATGTACTCTGCATTGTATTTGCCCATTATAATAATCTTCAGTTTCCAATACTCTGCGATCCATTTGTTCTCTTGCCTCAAGATAATTACAAGATCCCTTATTAGGGCAAATATGTAATATCTCTCTTATAAATTTATCTGTTCCAAATGTCTCTACATCTTTTTTAACTTCTTCGGATGAGGACCAATAATCTTGCCAATCTGATTCGACCTTTATGCGCTTCTTTTTACCCTTAACTTGTTTAGTTTTACGAAACCAAAAAAGTTTTTTACCTATGTATTTCCGTCCAGTAACAGTATTTGTAATCAAATATACATAACCATACGCAGTTTCTGGTATTTCCTCAAAGGGAATATTATTATAAAGCCACATAAACACCTATCTAAATAAGTATTTATTGTTCTATAATTTCCCATATATCTCCATCTTCGGAGTATCTATCGGTATCTACACGGGGTGGGACTATGAAATAGTCCTCAGGGTCCGTCATTACATCCTCGAGTCGCTCGGTTGCTAAACCCTTGCCCATTGTGCCAGTCTTAATGAACATGGATGTTTGTACAGATTTCTTATATCTGTGATATTCTGACTCATCTCGAGCCATATAATCTTTTTGCTTTTCAGAGAATACCTGTTTCTGTTCCTCTGACCATTGCCTTGAATTGGCACAAGCCCGGGTGCAAAATTTACCGGGCTTGTTGTGTTGTGTCCCACACTTAGGACAGGTCTTCGTCGTCGTTGTCGAGGTCTTCGTATTGCTCATCTATTTGATCTTCATCTATAGTGGCACCGCAGAATGGACAAAACCCTACATTATAATGGTGTTCGTCAAGATCATGTTTTATCTTGAAGACGGCATCACATTCGATGCACTCGTGGTGTTTATTTTTTGCCATGTGTCGATTCCTCTCTTCTTTGCTTCAGTTTCAAATACTCTTGTTCTTAAATCTGATGAACTAAAGTAATGATCTCGCTTGTTAAAATAAATGTCAATTTTTCTTTTCTCACAGATAACTTTGCCCGTGTATTCGGTATCTCTATACTCCTCACCCAAGATACGAACATCAATGGGTAAGGACATAAAGATATCTTCAAGTTCTTTTTCTGTAGAATATACAATAATCTCATCGACGTGTTTACAAGCTGCAACTTGTATTTGTCGTTCAATTATGGATTGTACGGGTTTGTTTTTACTTGACCTGTCGATTGTTGGGTCGACTTGGATTGCTGCGATTAAATGATCGCATTGTCTTTTTGCCTCTTCAAGCATGATAACATGACCAGCATGAAAAAGATCAAAAGTACTGCAAGTAATTCCTATAATTTTATTACTCATATTTGCTCCACTTCAATTTTACATTGATTTAAAAATTCTATACCATTAGTATTTCTATAAGGGGTACGATAGAATACTTTATTTATACCTGCCACATGAATCATTTTACTACATTCAAAACACGGTGCATGGGTAATATACATTGTGGCTCCCTCACCCGATTCTGTCGAACGAGCTAACTTACCTATAGCATTAGACTCAGCATGAATTACCTCAGCTTTAGTCTTTAAAGTATAGTTTGCGCCTTCATATTCTTCGATAGATTGACCGACACCATAAGTAAAAGTTTCTCGTATTACATCTTCACAGTTGTTATCCCATCCCGCAGGAGTACCATTATAACCTATAGATATAACCCTATCATCTTTAGTTATAATAGCACCAACCTTTAATCTTCTCGCATAAGATAGATCTGCATATGCCTCCGCAGCCGTCATATGTGCATAATCAATTTTCTTCGGCATTCCATTTACCTTCAGGGCATTTTTCCCATTTAATTAATGTCTTACCCCAAATAGCGCAACCACACGAATCACAAAATTTTGCACCAATAATAATTTTTTTATGTTCACACGCATCACAAATTTGTCTGCGAACTATTACGTAGTTTGTTTTTTTATCGGAATCCATTTTTTACACCAATAATTAGGTTTCACCTTAGCATCCCAGGTTTTACAATATTTTGTTCCTGGTACATATGCCCCACAATTTGCGCAATTTTCTTTACTATTACCTAAAGCATATGCAGGAGGTAATTTTTTATTAATTAAAGTACCATCGGGATACTTTCTTTCTCTTATCTCATCAAAATTTTTCATGCAGCCTTTCCCCACACATCATGCCAGTTTCCAGACAAGGCACCTTTTGCGTAGTCTGTTGCTCTGTTTTCAAAGAAATTAGTATGCGTTGGAGCATTGATCATTTCTTCAACCCATGGCAAAGGATTCTTTTTACGCTTGAAGATGCCCTTTAATCCAAGACTAATTAGACGTCTATCAGCAATGTAACGAATATATTCCTTTACGTCGTTCTCTGTCAACCCTTCGATAGCGCCAGATTTGAAAGAAAGTTCAATAAACTTATCTTCAAGACTAACCATCTTCTCCGCAATCGAGTAGATCTTTTCCTTGAGAGTATCATTCCATATCTCCTTATTTTCTTCGATGTAGTTGCGAAATAATTTAATCATGCCCTCAGCGTGTTGTGTCTCATCAACAATAGACCAAGTAACAATTTGTCCCATACCGCGCATCTTACCCATACGAGGGAAGTTAAGTAACATAATAAAGGAACTGAATAGTTGCATACCTTCAGTAAATGCGCTGAACACCGCAATATGTTCTGCGGTTGAAGCAATCGTACCATTCTTAGATGAAATATCAAGAACAAAGTCATGCTTATCTTTCATTTCTTGATATTCTAGAAATTGATTGTAAGTTGTTTCTGGTAATCCTAGTGTCTCAATTAAATGGGAATATGCCGCAATATGTAATGCCTCACGGGCTGCAAAACCCATAAGCATCATTCTTATTTCAGGTTGCGGAAAGTAAGGTAGATAATTTTTGACATATCCACCAGCGACATCAATATCTCCCTGAGTAAAGAATCGGAAGATGTGCGTAAGGAATTGTTTTTCTTCATTTGATAATTTCTTTTTCCAATCTTTAACATCCTCATGCATGGGTACTTCGGTATGTAACCAATGGCTTTGTTCATGTTTTAACCATGCATCATATGCCCAGGGGTAATTAAAGGGTTTAAACGAATTTCTATCATCCGTCATTCTTGTCTTTTTCATTTTTGCCTATTCTTTTTATACAGAAAAACTACTACCACAACCACAGGTTGTTTCCGCATTTGGATTTTTTATAACAAACTGTGAGCCTTGTATATCTTCTTTATAATCTATGCTTGCACCTTGTAGATACTGCATGCTCATAGCATCTATTAATATTTTAGTTTTTTCGAGAGGTATTTCAAAATCATCCTCATTCATTACCTCATCAAATGTAAACCCATAGCTCATTCCACTACAACCACCACCTTGTACAAATGTCCTTAAACATAAATCGGGATTACCCTCTTCTATAAAAAGATCTAAAATTTTTGTCTTTGCTGATTCTGTTATGGTTATCATTTTTGTCCCTCGTACATTACTGTGTTAGTTTCGCCGAGTGCCCATTTTGAATCCGTTTCAACTGACCATTTCTTTGTTGCAACTTTAAAGTCTGGGTATTTTAGTTCTTTTGGATTACTACTTGGTTCTAATATGATTAAACGATTATTTGGCTGAGCAGCAAACTGACCATTATCACACTGGATGAAATTATAAGACTTGTGATCCTCGACATCCTCGCTAAAACCTGTATCAAGTGTGTTAAAATCAGGATGAGCACTATCAACTGTAAAAAGATAAACACCATACATCCAATCTCCATTTTTTAATTTAAACTTACACTTCATTGATTGTAACTGTGCTTTCTTTATAACAGTTATATCATATGAAAGGCAATCCCACAACTGAAGATAATCTAAAGGTAGAGGTTCTCCCTCAATAGGTTTCCAACAATATGCATGCAGAGGTAATTTGTCATATAATGCGCCATAATTGTTTAGATATGATTCAATACGAAATGCCTGTCCTCTTAGAGACTTAACGCTAACCCACCAACAAGGTTCAAGTTCTCCGTGACCTTTTTCAAAGTCATAAAGAAATTCTTTGCGAACAAAACATTTTACTGGTGGAAGATTTGCAACAATATGTGCCATTTATACTCTAAAACTTTCTCCGCAACCACAGCGGTCTCGTTCGTTTGGATTTTTAAAATCAAATCCTTCGTTTAGACCATTTCTAACCCAATCCATGGTCAATCCTTTCAGATATATATCACTTTTTATATCAACTAAAACTATAAAATCTTTCTGTGCGTAATTAATTACGCCTACGGTTTCTTCATACTTATCCACATATTCAAGTGTATATGCCAACCCACTACAACCTGTAGTTTTTACGCCCAGTTTAATACCAACACCCTTACCTCGTTTCTGAAGTTGGGTTTTAATTTTATCGTATGCTTTTTCAGTTAACGAAATCATGTTTTTTCTTATAGTCTAATACTGCAGCCTTTATAGCATCTTCTGCTAAAATAGAACAATGTATTTTTACTGGCGGGAGAGCAAGTTCCTCAGCAATGGCACTATTTTTGATAGTGAATGCCTCATCCAATGTTTTCCCTTTGACCCATTCTGTAACGAGTGAACTAGAAGCGATTGCGGAACCACATCCGTATGTCTTAAAGCGAGCATCTCTAATAATACCATCTTCTACCTTTATTTGTAGTTTCATGACGTCGCCACAAGCAGGTGCCCCCACCATACCTGTGCCGATTGTGTCGTCTGTCTCAAACTTGCCTACATTCCGAGGGTTTTCGTAATGATCAATTACCTTATCTGAGTAGGCCATATATTACCAAATTACTTCGCCGCTAGAAATCTTTCTTAGGCCCATATTAATAGCACCCATTAAAAGCATTTGATATTCCGCAGGAACTACAAAGCCATAATTTGTTTGTACTATTACTAATACACCTGCTACAATATTAGCCCAAAAAGTTTTACTATAGTACCACTTCTTGCCTGTTGCTTCGCTTACCATTGCTTCGTTAACTGCTTCAATAATTTTTTCGTTAACTACTGTTTCTTTTTTCGTTGCCATTTTATTTCCTTATTTTTAGATGTTTACTGCCGCATGATGGGCATTCTTCTTACATAATTTAATTATTTCCCTTGACAATATTATCGTCTTTATCTCGGCATTCCGCGCATTCGCACTTATTACAAGAACAAGGGTTAGAAGGGCAGGAGCCCTGACAATGAGCGTCGTGTCCACACCTTTGGCATGTGTATCTGACGTATCGTTCATGTAAAAATGGTGTTTGCATATTTAACCTTCGCAAGCCAAACAAGTATCACCCTCAATCATCGCTTTCATATCCAATTCTTTGATAACTTCTCTTTCGATTCTTTTAGAAACTTTATCCGCTTTGCCAATCTTTTCAGAGCGGCAATAGTAAAGGGTTTTTAATCCCTGTTTCCATGCCATAAAATGCACGGCATGCAAATACATAATATTTGCATCTGGTCTAAAGAACAGATTAACGGATTGTGCTTGATCTATATATTGCTGTCTATCAGCAGCGTGTTGAATAACCCAGCGTTGGTCTATTTCCATAGATGTTTTAAATACATCTTTTGTCCAAACATCCATCCAAGTTAAGTGTTGTACTGACCCGTCATTCGCAATAATTGAAGACCAAATGTCATTATAATCATTTTGAGATATTGTTCCACTATCGCTAGATAAATGATCTTGAATAACTCTATCAAGCCATTTATTTTTATTAAGCATAGAACCACTTAGTGTATCTTGTCTATAGGCGTTAGCACGTAATGGCTCAACGGAAGGAGAAGTATTTCCCATAATAATAGAAGAAGAAGCGTTAGGAGCAATAGCAAGCATATGAGAAAAACGTCTTCCCGTACCTGTAGCATCAGGTGCCTCGCCTCTCGCATGCCCTAATTTGAGATTTGCTTCATCTAATCCTTTTCGAACATGCTTAAAAATTTGTAGGTTTCTTCCTACTGCCATAGACGATTCCCAAGGAATATTATTTTTTTGTAAAAAGGCGTGCCAGCCTAGGGCTCCAATACCAATGCTACGCTCATTCCGAGCAGAGTAAATAGCCCTGGAAATGGCACTAGGTGCATTATCAATAAAATACTGTAGAACATTATCGAGCATTTCAGCAACATCAGCAAGGAAGAGAGGGTCAGATTTCCATTCATCGTAGTACTCCAAATTTAAAGATGATAAACAACATACCGCGGTGCGTTCTTTATCTGTAGGTAAAATAATCTCAGAACATAAATTAGATTGTTTGATACTTAAACCAAGCTTCTTCTGAAAGTCTGGCATCGCTCTGTTACTGGTAT